ATATTGGACATGTATAAAGATTCTTAATTTGATTTTAAAATAAAAATATTTTAAAATTATATAATAAAATGATTAGGGGAAGCTTATTTGAAAAGGAATATTATACAATTCAACAAAAAGATAAAGCAAAAATAGAAAAACAATTGGAAGATAAAAAACAAAAACAGCAAATAGAGGCCAAATTGAAAGAAAAACAAATTCAAGAAGAATTGAAAAAACTTCAAAGAGATAGAGAACGTGAAGCGCTTGAGTTTAAAAAAAGACTCGCTGAAAAAAATAAAAAGCTAGAAGAGATTAAAAATAAAAAATTAGACACTGAAAGTTTAAAACGGTATAGACAGTTTAATACTATTCTTGCATCATCTTTGAAATTCAGAAATGAATTTAAATTATTAAGTATTGATAAAACTACCGGTAAATTGCTATCAGGATCTGTAATTATTGTACCTGATGAATTTGATGGACGTGTCGTTTGGGCTGATTATATTTTTCCCCCAAGAGATCAGGGACTATGTGGTGGTTGTTGGGCTTTTGCAGTGACATCTGTTTTATCAGCTCGCCTCGCAATATATACAAATGGAAAATATAAATTTAAATTTAGTCCAACTCAAATGATATTATGTAATATGGGAGGTTCTGATGAATACCGGTTAGCACAACAAAATTTGGAACTTGGAGAGCCATATGATTATAATTTACCAAAAGATAGACAACTTGCAAGACAACAAGAAATTGAAAAATTAAGTAAATTTGGGTGCAATGGAGAAACTCTAATTGGGGGATGGCAATATGCTTATAGATTCGGAGTAGTAGAGGAAACTTGTTCATCTTATAAAAATACAGGTGATCTATATAACTACAATCCATCTTCTGATATTGGAACTTGTTCCGATCTTTTTTCTGATACATATGATATTTGCCCTGATACCAAACTACCAATAATAACACATCTATGCGGTGGATATTATTATGTTTCAGGTGTAACGAATGATAAAGATTCTCTTTTTGAAAATGGAACTGAACTTGATATTAGACGAGATATATATAAATGGGGACCTAGCAGTAGCGCTTTAAAAGTATATCAAGATTTAATAGAATGGAATAAACCAGATGAAGTATATAAATGGGATCGTAAGTCGCGATTTATTGGAGGACATGCTGTATCTATACTTGGTTGGGGGGAGACAAAAGACAAAATTAAATATTGGATTGTCAAAAATTCTTGGGGTACAGATTGGAATACAGGGGGGTATTTTAAAATACTAAGAGGACAGGATGAATGTGAGATAGAAGAGAATGTTTTCGTTGGATTTCCAAATTTATACGGGTTTAGGCTTTATATAGAGTGGCCATTACTTTATAGAACTGAAGATTTCACCCTGCGATTGATTTGGGGTATTGAAAATTCTGGATATAAAATTACAACATTAGAAAAACTCATAACTGGTAAGTTGCAATACGATACAGAAAATTTTAAAGAACATCCTGCAAATGAATATATATATACAATGGATGCTTGGCCTGATATGTCAACACTCGTTGCTGCAAAACCTAAAGAAATAAAATATAATCTTGGAGCTACAACAAATACTAAATCCCGCGGATTAAACAGTATTATAAAGGAGAACACAAGTATTATAACTGTTATATTAGTATTGATTGCAATACTTTTGTTTATGTTGATAATATACATTACAATTAAATATTTCAAAAATATAAAAATAGAATTTGATGAATAAAAAAAAAATATTTGGTACAATAAATGATTTTATATATTCTTATTATTATTTTAGCGATACTTATATTTTTAATACATATATATAATATAAGTAAAGATTCGCCTATTTCAGTTTCTAATATAACAAAACAAATTAATTTTAATAGTACAACACCAATTCAAAGAGCAGAATATGCAATGCAGACTATCGATAATATTTTAAAATATAAACCAACTTTTTTTGAAAAATTTTTTTCTTTTAAAGGTATCCCTAAATGGAGAGAATTCGCTGGACGAAAACAAACACCTGCAAGTGCATGGCCTTTAGGCCAGTTCTTTGCTGCCGCGCTTGATATGGCGATGTTTACAAAAAATTATACAGTAGTTAATAGCGTAGTTAAAGAACTTGATAATTACAAGTACGAATCTACATATAGAGCTATTTATATGGGAGTAATTGCTCCATCACCTGTTTATACAAATAAATACTACGATGACAATCTTTGGATAGGACTTGATTTCCTTCAAGCATATGGACAGACAAAAAATGTTGATTTTATTAATCGATCCAAAAATATGGTACCTTTTTTTGAAACTGGAATGTTCAAAGATGGCGTTGGTATGATATGGTATGAAGGGGCTCAAGTACATACATTTAATGTATGTACACAGGGTCCGGCAATTATATTTTTCCTTGGACTTTATTATTTTACAAAAGATAAATATTATATGGATCTTGCGCTTCGTATTGAACCGGTTTTAAATGGCTTACTTAGATTACCTAATGGATTGTACATTGATAATGTAAATATTCTAGACTATTCAGATAGAAATACTGTGTTCCTTACATATAATCAAGGAGTTGCGATTGGTGCAAACTTACAATTTTATATAGTATCAACCGATGAAAATATTAAACAACGTTATCTCGATTTACTTAACACTACGATTAATGCATTATTAAAAATGTTACTTGCCGATGATAATGTATTATGGAAATCTCCGCCATGTTATAATGCGATCCTTTATCGTTATCTTGCAAAATTTGATGCACTGTTTCCTGACCCTCGTATTGAAAAAATTTTTTCATCGTATCTTAAAAGATTATGGGATACTGCACGTAATCCTTTGGATGGAGCTTTTGAACTAAGAGGAGTAGGTGCCCATAGAGATGCGGAAACTACAGGAATGACACTTATAGATCAATCAGGAGTTGTTCAGATGTTTGCAGTATCAGCCATGAACAAAGAACAACGTCTGATGATATTTTAATAATTTTTTTAAAATATTTCTTAAAATAAAAGATTTATGACCGATAAAGATTGCGAGATCAATAAACTTAAGGATGAAGACCATTGTATTAAAAAAAAATTAAGTAATAAAGCTGTACTCTATGTAATTTCTGTTATTTCAAATCCTTTAACATTTGATCGCCGGTATGAACTATTTAATGATTTTAAAAAACGAATGGACTGTGAAAAAGATATAAAATTAATAACTGTTGAATTGCAAAATGGAAATCGACCATTTGTAACCGATTCAACTATAAAACTAAGAACAAAATCTATTGTCTGGCATAAAGAAAATCTTATCAATATCGCAGTTCAACATCTACCAGATGATTGGGAATATATGGCATGGATTGATAGTGATCTTGAGTTTCAAAATAAGAACTGGGTAAAAGAAACTATTGAAGCTTTACAAATATACAAAATCGTTCAATTATTTTCTCATGCAATAGATCTCGGTCCAAAAAAAGAAACATTGCATGTCCATATCGGTTTTTGCTATCAACACGTTAATGGCGAAATATGGAAATCTCCTAAATATGGTGTTTGGCACCCTGGTTATGCATGGGCGATTACAAAATCAGCATATAATGCAATTGGTGGTTTAATGGAATTTCCTATACTTGGAAGTGCCGATAACCACATGGCATTAGCATTTATCGGGTTAATAGGTAAATCATTGAATTCAAAACTTCACGAAAACTATAAAATGCTTGCAAATATTTTTCAAGATAGATGCGAGAAGCATATTAAAAGAAATATTGGATTCGTTTCAGGTACTATTTTACATTTCTACCATGGAGATAAAGCTGATCGGCGATATCAGGACAGATGGCTTATTCTAATAAGTAATCAGTTCGATCCACTCCGCGACATTAAAAAAGATTGTAAAAATTTGTGGATACTTGAAGATGATAAAATAAAATTGAGAGATGACATAATTGATTATTTTAGAAGGCGTAATGAGGATAGAAAAATACATAATACAGATTATAAATATACTAAATCGTCGTGGGTATAAATCTTTATATAAATTTAAAATAATACATATTATAAATAAATGTCTAAGCGAAGAAGCGGTGATCAAAATAATGACGATCATAAAAAAAAGAGACCGAAGATAACTTTGGAAGATTGTCCGGCGATTAATAATTTAACAGACCTGATCGCAATCGGAAAAACTAATAAATTTTATAAAAATATTAATATGATCATGTTATGGAACATCGTAGAACATTTAGAGGATTTACAAGATATGATAGGTATGAGATCTTTAAAAGAATCTGTTTTTTTTCAAGTCATATACTATTTGCAAAATATGCATAAAAGAAATAAAAATGAAGAATACTTACATACTATACTTATGGGAAGTCCGGGAACAGGAAAGACGACAGTGGCGAAAATCCTAGGACAGATCTACCAAGACATCGGTATTTTATCAAAAAATGGCGATTTCAGAATTGCTTATCGAGATGATCTTATTGGTGAATATTTAGGTTCTACTGCTCTCAAAACCCGTCGTGTTCTTGATTCTTGCATCGGCGGTGTTTTGTTTATTGATGAAGTATACGCTTTGGGACCCGGTAAAAAAGACTCCGATTCATATAGTAAAGAATGTATTGACACGTTATGTTCATTTTTATCAGAACATAAGAATGATTTTTGTTGTATTGTTGCAGGTTACGAAGACGATATCAAAAAATGTTTTCTATCTGTTAATCAGGGTTTGGAAAGAAGATTCCCATGGGTACATAAGATCGATAAATACTCGACACAGGATCTAACTGATATATTTAAAAAAATGGTAAATGAAATGAAATGGTCTTTGGATGAAGAAGTATCAAATGCATATCTGAACATTTTTTTTAAAGAAAACGAAGATCTGTTTAAACATTCCGGTGGGTCTCTAGAAACTTTCTTGTCGAAATGTAAAATGATGCACGCAAAAAGAGTTTTTAACTTGGATAAAGAAACTAAATTTATTATAACACAAAAAGATATTAATGACACAGTTGAATACATTAACAAAAACAAAACACAAGAAGATAAGAAATTCCTTTCTTACTATACTTAATTTTTATAACATTGTTATAAAAATTTTATTTACTTCTTTGCAGCAGCCTTCTTGGCCTTTGGTTCCTTAGTCTTTGCAGTCTTCTTAGGCTTTGGCTCCTCCTTAGGAGGCTCCTCCTCTTCCTCGAGAACCTCCTCCTCTACAACAACTACCTCCTCTTCCTTTACAGTTTCTGGTACCTCCTCTTCCTTTACAACAGGTGCTACACCGCCCTTCTCCTTAAGATATCTCTCCTTATCTTGAGCTGCTAGAGCCTCGTAACCCTTAAGCTTCTCAGAGTCTCCAAGCTCCTTGAGCTTCTTCCATCGCGCACCCAACTCCGTAATGATTTGCTTATTATTTAAATCGGGGCACTCGTCCTTGACAGCTTGTCTGTTGTCGGCGCAAAAGAACATGTAAGAAGACTTATTCTTCTTGATAGCAGGGGAATCAGTTTTAGTTGATGATTTTCTTGGCATTTTTATAATTATAGTCAATTTTTTAAATAGATATTAGAAAAATTTAAATCCAACTTTACTTTTTTTTGAAGATTTCACATGTACGTTAGCAATAGCTTTGGGGGTACTTTTATTTGCCATATAAAAATAAATAATTAGCGCCAGTACTAAAACCCCTCCGCCAATAGCTGCTACATATATCCAAGTATTATCATCACTATCGCCTCCACCTGATGGTGCAGGAGTAGTATCACGCGCACGAGGTGCATTAAACTTATAATTCTCTACAACGTTTCCATTAACTCTGTAATACATTTTTTATTATATATAAGATTTATTTTTTTTAATTTATACCATTCTAGATAACTCTGAAAAATTCTTTATTATTAAATTAAGTAGAATACTGTTATCAAATAATATCTTATCGATTTTCAGTGTCAAATCCTCCTGTTTTATCCTCAAATCTATAATATTACGTATAACTTCTTCCTTCGCCTTATTTATCTTATCGAGTTCTTTAGAACATCCATCCAATTGATGAGATCTTTCTATATCCGTATGCAATGTATTCGAATTTGCATACTTCTCCTTTATCTTCAAAGTCTTCTCAATATTTAATCTCTCGGCACTTTTTATCTTTACCAATATCTTTTCAAATTCGGAAATATAAATGTTGTACTCCTCCTTCTTTTTATATATATTGTCCGAATATAAAGATAAAATTGAACGCTGGTCTAATATTTTATTTAGTATTTCTGTATGCTTTATATGATTCTTATTCAATATCTTGTATATATTCGACTTAATTGTTATAATATCATTCGATATATTATCAATGTTTGCATAAAAAGTCTCTAAATTTATCGTTATATACATCTTCTTCTCATCCATCTTTGGATAATGCTTTATGATATAACATTCCATACTGTCTTCCTTCATAGAACACAAATAATTTTTATAAATAATCGACAGCTTGTATTTCAAGTTCTTTACACAAAACTTGAATCGTGCTAGTTGACAAAATATATCTTTCAAATTCTCATTATCCTGTGTATGCAACTCTTTCAAAAATATCTGATGATTATAATTATTTCTTAAATTATCTTCGAACTCTTCCAATTTCTTCTCGCCCTCTAATTCTATCTCATCATAACTTTCTCTGACATCGATATTCGAAACCACGTCGTAATTGCGGAGTATATTTGCCATCTCATCTTCATTTATATCTAAAGTTTTTACTTTATATGTATTCTCCTGTTCCTCTTCGATAACAATCTCGAATTTTGAAGGTATGTACAATAAAAATAGATCTGCATTATTGATATTAAAGATCTCGACATATATTAGTGTACCACCGGCAGTAAACAGCGTCTTGATTATAAAATTCTTATCAGCTAATAAATTCTCCAACTTTCGTAATGATAACATTTTTTATCGTTAAAGATATTTTATTAAATTAAATTTTATAATCATTATTAATAAATGGATATATATTGTGGTAATAATCAATTGAATTCAGGCTTGATAAATGGTACTTCGCGCATTGGCACTCGTTATCAATGTCTTCGAAAAGGTATCGGTCTTGGACGTTCTCTTCCTTACGATAAAGATTATGATGGTCCTTTTCAACCTATCGATCCTACAAAAATATATTGCGGTAATGACAACGCTCTCCCCGCTGGTTATGATAGATTAGGTAGCAATGCGACATGTCTTCAGAAAGGTGTCGCTATCGGGAAAGTGCAAAAGGCAGAATTCCGACCGATCATTGGATCTATAAATAAAAAATTTTACTTACTTATCTTATATCTTCTAATCATCATATCGACATTTTTCGTTTTATTCTTTACAAAGCCTTCATTCATGGTTAAAAAGAATGATGATGAAACCGAAGATATAGATTGGTATAAATTTTTGTTATTGTACGGGGTATTCGTACTGGTACTTGGAATATTATTTTTTATAATTTACAAAAAACTTTCATAATATAAAATGAAAAAGGTAAACAAATCGTATTTGTTTTTGTTTTTAGTTATACTTCTTATTGCAGCAGTACTTGTAGGTATTGCTTTTTATACACCTCAATATAATTCTGGTACTCAATCAGGATCAATACTTAATCTTATTTGCAAAAAACAAGTAAATGCAGCTATTTCGACCGCCAATAAGGCACGAGATATATATTGGGGTGGAGAAATCGCGAAAAAAGAAGGGCTTATACAAAGTTGTAAGGGTGAAAAAGAAGCTTTACAAAATACTTGCACGACTGAAAAATCAGCTTTACAAAGTATTTGTGCAGGTGAAAAATCAGCTTTACAAAATATTTGTACGAGTGAAAAATCAGCTTTACAAAGTACTTGCACACGTGAAAAAGAAGGATTACAAAGTACTTGTACAGGTGAAAAAGAAGCTTTACAAAATACTTTACAAAATACTTGCACAGGTGAAAAAGCAGCTTTACAAAGTACTTGTGCAGGTGAAAAAGCAGCTTTACAAAGTACTTTACAAAGTACTTGCACACGTGAAAAAGCAGGATTACAAAGTACTTGTGCAGGTGAAAAATCAGCTTTACAAAGTACTTTACAAAGTACTTGCACAGGTGAAAAAGAAGCTTTACAAAATACTTGTGCAGGTGAAAAATCAGCTTTACAAAATACTTTACAAAATACTTGCACAGGTGAAAAAGAAGCTTTACAAAATACTTTACAAAGTACTTGTGCAGGTGAAAAATCAGCTTTACAAAATACTTGTACGAGTGAAAAAGCAGGATTACAAACCGAGTTAAACAAAACTGCACTTAAATTAAAATATGAAATAACAAGTGTTAATACAATAGTGAAAATACCTGTTACATTCAAAAATCAAAATACTAATTATTCTATAGATTGGGGAGATAATAATGTAAATAACTTAACTACTAATACATATTCATCAACTGGTACTTATATAGTTAGCATTTTCGGCAAAGCTGTAAATACAATACAAAATAATGAAATTAATACAAGTTTAATAGAATGTATAAGTTACGGTGATAATACTTTAACATCTATTTCTTTTTCAGGTTTTACTAAACTTACAAAAGTCCCAGATTATTTACCTTCAGGAATAAAATCAACATCAGGAATGTTTAGAAATTGCACATCTTTCAATCAACCATTGGCAAGTTGGGATGTCTCTAATGTAACTACTATGGACAGTATGTTTTCAGGATGTTCATCATTTAATCAACCATTGGAAAATTGGGATGTGTCTAATGTAAATACTATGCGATATATGTTTTTAGGATGTTCATCATTTAATCAACCATTGGAAAATTGGGATGTGTCTAATGTAACTACTATGGCACTTATGTTTAGTAGATGTTCATCATTTAATCAACCATTAGAAAGTTGGATTGTGGGTAAAGTAACTAATATGGGAAGTATGTTTTATGGATGTTCATCATTTAATCAACCATTAGCAATATGGAATGTTTCTAACGTAACTACTATGGAATTTATGTTTTCCGCCTGTTCATCATTTAATCAACCATTGACAAGTTGGGATGTGTCTAAAGTAACTACTATGGAAAATATGTTTAATACTTGTACTGCTTTTAACCAACCTTTAAATGATTGGGGCGACAAACTCGGTAAAGTAACTAATATGACAGGTATTTTTGTGTACACTTCTTATAACCAGAATTTGAGTAATTGGAAATTATGTACAACTGCATATGACTCTTTCAATTTGACAATATCCCAGTTTTATCAAACAAATAGTTATCTAGCCCCAAAAAAACAAATCAATTGTTAATTTTTTTATTTTATAATATAAAAATGAAAAACTCTTATTTATTTTTATTTTTAGTTATATTTCTTATTACAGCAGTACTTGTAGGTATTGCTTTTTATACACCTCAAGATAATTCTGGTACTGAATCAGGGCCAATCCTTAATCTTATTTGCAGAAAATCAGTAGATGCTGCAAAAAATGAACGCGATCTATATTGGAGTGGGCCGAAAAAAGACGGCTGCGGCGGTGCTTGTCAAAGTAAAGTTTGCAAACAGGGTAATGTATTAAATAAAGACACAATCGTTCCATGGATTAATACAATTACGCCTAAAATTACAACGCAAGACCAGATAGCGACTGCTGGTTGGCAGCTATTCGTTATTAATACAACTCAATATGGTTTATCTTTATCAAAATTCGAACGTGATGCATCTGGAAATATATACGCAGAAATCGGGCCTTTTTCTGGTACCATTGCAGGCGTAATAGGTTATGCTGCAGATAGAGGATTCTTTTCGTATAACAAGAGTTTATATGATGTTGCATTTCCTCAATCTCCTCCTAAAAAAATAAATTTAAGATACGATAATAAAACTTATGAAATAAATATAGCTTCGGTAGATTTAACAAATAATAATGTAATTTTTTATTTATAATCTAAGCTTCTCAAATAAGTCAGCAATGGTATCTTCATTATAGGTATAAACAGGTATATGCAAATTTGAAATATCTTCCGTATTAAATATAGTTATATTCCAACTATTTGCATTTTGTATAAGTTGATTTGTATCTTCTTTTGTTTTTTTCGATTCCGTATCTTCTCCATCGGTTATAATATATAAATGATGTTCCGTACTGACATCAAGACCATATTCATTAACAATGTTATGAATCGTATCATATAAGGCAGTAGACCCCCATACTTGAAATTGATATGAGAAGAGCTTATGAAAAGTTTTAATATTCTGGAGTTTTGCAAGATACGATAAATCATCATTAAAGGCTATTACAGAGATGTAAATATCATTTATTGATTTTTCAAATGCATCGTTCTTTAATTGTTGTAGGAATTTATCGACGACGTGTACGACCTTGTCAATTATTAAGTACATCGAGTAAGATCTATCAATTGCGAATATAAAATGTTTCATTTTATATTTAAAAATTATTATTTTAAGCTGTATTTATTCTTTGTAATATATTATTAACTGCATCAAAAAATAATTTTGATTCTTTTGGTACATCATTGAAAGCTTCATGATATGCATTTTTAATTAAATAAAATCTATTTCCAATAATATTTTTTATTTGATTCTGTTGTTTAGTTGGAAGTGTAGTTAATTTTTCATTTGTACCGTAAATAAAATATAAGTTTTTGTACGATTTCAGTTTATTTAAAAAATAATTATAGTTAAGATATTTTCCTGTTTGTAATAATTGTTTAACAGGTACCATTTGTTTCCAATAATTTATCTTTAGCATATCCTGCCATGGTTTCGTTTTACTTGTCAAAGATGAAGGAGGGCTTATAAATCCAATAGGTAGTGATTTCACTAGATCGGTATCATAATCATCAGGATCGTTATCAAGCGCGTTAAGTACTTTTATAGTCATATTTCCTGGATAAACTAAAGGCATACACATAATTATCGGAGTTGTAATTGGTATTAGATCTAATTCCATTAACTTAGTTGTAAGGTATCCACCCATTGAATGGCACATAATTATATCATACCTAGTAGTATCTTTAATTTCACCCTTTAAACGGTTAAATACATCTCTTATATCTTCGGTTGGATTATATATAAAATAAGTAAAATTATAGCTTGTATAATAGTCTTCGATTGATTTATATATATTAACATCATATGTGTTAAAACCTCTTATAAAGAAAATATTTTTGTATTTTTGAGTATAAGACTCTGGGTTTCTAACCGCAAAATATACAGCTAATGATACTGCTACTATAACGAAAAAGACTACTGCAATAATTATATTTAAAGAAATCTTTGATGGCATTTTTATTAAATGAAAAATAAAAAAATAAAAAAAAATTAAATTCTAGAAATATTTTAAGTTAATACACTGGTAACTAATTCGGGCGATATTTTTGTAATCTCTGTCAGATCATAAACATTATCATATTTTCTGATGCATTCTCTAACTCTCATTAGATGCAACCATAACTGATTTGGCGCTCCTCGTCCAACATAATGCCAAAGTTCTGCATCTTTGGTTGCCAATAACGCTTTATTAAGCTGTTCATTCTGTGTGAATTTTGCCAAAAACGCAAGATATTGAAGCTTTCTTTCGATCTGTCTTGAATAAAAATCAGCGCGCATGGAAACATCTTTTGGAACCTTGACACCATCTATTTTCTTGTCATACACTTTACCTGTAGTAGCTGAAATTCGACCTGCTTTACCTGCTTGTTTTGCACTAACTGGATCTAAACTCCAAGGCATACCGCCGTCAATGATAAACGTTTTGTAATAATCATAATTTGTTCCAGGTGTTTTACCATCTCTGTACTTAACAGCATGAAAGAAATGTTCAACGGAATTCCAAGTTTCGCCATCAAGTTCAAAAGGTTCTACATAAAAATTCGATAACATCTTTCTCCAATCTTTGATAGATCGTAATTCGTTGTAGTCTTCTTCAGTTTCAATTGATTCATTTGCGCCTTTACCAGGTGGTTTGTCGGAACTTTTTGAATAAAAGAAAAATTTGTCAGGCATTTTTATATATTTTTTAAATATAAAAAAAATCAATTTTATAATAAATGCAAAAGAATATATTTTTATTTTTTGTGATACTTCTTATCACCGTGCTTATTACAGTAATTGCTTTTTATCCGTCTTCAAGTACTCAATCAGGTCCAATACTAAATTTAATTTGTAAAAACCAGGTTAAAAACGAAAAATTAGCGTTACAACGGAAATTTGAAAATTGTGATTTAGGTACAAATTACTGTGTATCAAGTGATTCTTGTGTAAATTTATTGTACGATAACTCAAATTGCGGAAAATGTGGAACAAAATGCGGTTCAGGTTTGTATTGTTTTAATGGGATTTGCACTGAGAATCCATTACATATACAGATAAAGATTACACCTCTAGACACTAAGGTCGATTTTGTTTTACCTTTTGATACAACCTCGCAACCCAGGGTAGATTGGGGAGATGGTGCGATTGATTTAAGAAATGGACATAGATATCATCCAAAAGCGTACCCTGTAATATATGATATAAGAGTATATGGTACTGGTTTTACAAATAATAAGTTTGGCTTTGACATCGGATTTGCAAAGAGATATGGACATGATTTGATAACTAAAATTATTTCATTTGGCAATAATTCTTTTGATTCTATTAGTTTTACAGGAATGAGAAATCTTATTTCAGTTCCAAACAATTTAACCGATAGTTATAAAAAAAATATTGATATAAGTATGGAAAATATGTTCAATAGTTGCGAATTATTTGATCAAGATATAAATAATTGGGATGTTTCAAGAGTTGTTAGCATGAAAAATATGTTTTATGGATGCACCAACTTTAATAAGCCTTTAAATAAATGGAGTCTTACAAGAATTACAGATGTGACTCAAATGTTTTATAGTTGCATAAGATTCAACCAAGATTTAAGTAGTTGGAAGGGTAAAATAAATGCGATTGACAACTCTAAAAAAGGAGGGATTTTTGATTTATGTCCAAATATTACAACAGAAAAATTAAATACATGGGGGTGGACAAATTTGTAAATGAAGTCAGGTATTTTTATATATTTTAATTATATAAAAATTATTTTTTTACAGTTATTAATGTCTTTATACTCATTGCGTTCAGTTCTTCGCACAATAATTTACTTGCATAAGGCATATTGACTCTTGATATGTTGTCGGAATCACACGCCTTACATTCAGTTGGAGTTGTTGCGATATTTCCACATTTGTCGCAAATAATTAGTTGATAAGGATCACTCTTTTCGAATAATCTTTCTTTTAAGAAGCGCGATGTACCTTGCGCAATCATGCACGTTAATACCAGTTCATCTAGACATTTCCTCCTAGAATCATTACTTTCCAATAAATTGGCACCTTCTCAGGTGGGGCTAGACTATATCTTAAGCAATCATAGAAATTTGTTAGTTCTCTCATGCCCACAAACATTTAGTCGTTGAACCTTCTCCATATCCTAACAATAATGGACTTAGGAGCTCGGATGCGGATTGTCTCTAAAGTGTATAAACACCCGTGCGAATGCACTACTTTAATTTTTTACTCTCTTAGTAATTAACTAAGACCACTATTTGATTTCTCGAATAGTTTAGTATTAAAGTCTTAACAAGATGTTCCCGCAATTTGAATGTGTTGCCTATAAAATACAATAGACTAGCAGTATTTTTGATACTACTGAGACCCTGCATTTGATCTCTTTCCATCTCACCAAATCTTAACCTTGATACCAGGTTCATTTAAGCATTTCCTCTTAAAATCATTACCTTTACATATTCACTACTGATATTTATTGTCGTAAAACATCAATAACTACAATGTAACACCTTCACAGGTGGGAGTAGAATAAATCTTAAGCTATCATTAGGATATGACGATCCTTCAAGCCCATTTCCATATATTCGTTGCACCTTCTCCATATCCAGTCATATAAGGACTTAGGAGCTTGGCTCAGGATTATTTCATCTTTTAGATTATACCTTAACCTCTGATTTTTCACCAGAGCCACCGAGAGATTTCTCATCTTGGTTTAGGACTAAAAGCTCTTCAATTGAAATTTCCCCTGAATTTGAAAATGTTGCCCGTTACGACGCGGACTAGCAGTATTTTTAAGTACCACTGAGGCATAAAATTTTTACCTCCTTCCCTTGACCTTCCTTCTCGTCGGACACCTTTGCTTTCACAAAGGACTAGACTGTATCTTAAGCCCATAATATTTATGAACCGACACCCGTGCGGTCGTTGAAGGAGTATCATATCCTAAAAAGGATTTAGATACTTTACCCGCGGATTACCCAAATCCTTAACGTTATTACCATTGGGTACGACTATTAATCGTGTTCCCTTTATAAGTTTCCAAATAAAGGTGGTAGTTAAGGCTCTAAGGGGATTCCCGTCGTTATAAGGTGTCTTGCCGCTATATCTATGCGACTAGGTAGTTACTCTTTTAAAGCTACCTTTTACCCCCCAATGTTTGTAAATTTACTACGTTGCGAATTTCCATTTAAAACCACTTGCGCTATTTACTTTACCATTGCAAACTTTACTAATATTTTGTTTATTGAACCCTGTTAACCTTGCGGCATCCCTTAAACTTTCATATGTTTCTAAAAGTTCTCCTGTTTTTTTATCAAGTTTGGCTACTTTTTTCTTTTGATTATCATACATTCCTGGATTGTTTTTTATATTTAATATATTTATTTCAGATGACGTTACCCATTTTAAATTTGTATAATGATTATCTAATTTGTTTCCGTTAAGATGATAAACTTGTTTGTGTTCAGTTGAAGGTGGCGGCGGAAGATACGCGAGAGCTACAAGTCTACTTACTCTGCATCTTTTATTATTTGCTTCAACCGTATAATACCCGTACAAATTCAACATATTTTTAAGATATTTATGAGTTTTCAATGAATATACTTTTCCATCATTTGTTATCAAATAATCTTCAAAATCAGGTAGTTTAACAGCATCTATTGGCGGATCACAGGTTTCATATGATTGAGAATTGTCATTATTCCCAAGAACATGTATGGAATGTAAACTATTTTCAGAAAACGTACACCACTCTAAATTGTCAACACTATTATCAGTTTTGATTCCATTTTTGTGATTGACAATATCACCAGAGTTTGTATTTTCTAAAAAAGTTTTTGCTACAAGTATATGAACTGATAATTCCCTTCCAATAAATACTCTGTTATAACCTCCTAATAATTTATTATTCAAAATTCTTCTGGAAAAATAGGACCATACTTCTCCTTTATCGGAAATATAATAAGTTGGAAAATCAACTACTTCTTTCCACTCATTGCCATGTTTATTTTTTAGATAATCTTCCATTTTTATGTAACGTAAATTAGAAATATTATTATTCATAATATCATCATCGATGTGCTCAAGAAATAAATTGCTTTCTCCTAAAAACACATCGGCGACTATTTTATCAATCTTAAATTCTCTTTTACTATTTTTACCAGGAACGTTAACTGAAATTATTTCATAAAATCCAGATTTTGCAGTTTTTAAATATTTTTTTGAAGTTTTACTCCATATTTTGCCTAAACTTGACACAAGATAACGATGTTCATATTCTTCGTAAGGGAAGTCACGTAATTCTTCTTCTTCTATAGTAGTTTGCATTTTATTGTATTTAGCGATTTTTTAAATGTTAATTCAATTTTATTTTTTAACAACGTATGTAGATATGCAATTTTACAACTCTGACAAGGGGTTGGCGCACCAATGTGGTCACGTGACCCATGGCTCTAGAGTGGATTTTATCGCTTACCATGTGCTTTAATCGTTGGTAATAAGTTGGCGTTACTACTTTATTTCTCAATAAAGACTAGACTATATCTTAAGCAATCATAAGAATTTTGATTGAATTCCTCAAGCCCACAAACGTTTAGTCGTTGAACCTTCTCCATTTTCTATCATAACGAAATTAGGAGCTCGGCTGCGGATTGTCTCTATTCTTTAATTTTTTACTCTGTTGGTAATTAGCCAACACCCTTATTATGTTTCCAAAATAAGTTAGTATTAAAGACTTAACAAGATTTTCCCGCAATTTGAATGTGTTGCCTACTATATGTAGACTAGCAGTATCTTTTGAATACCACTAAGGCCATTTGACCTATATATACCCTTGCTTCCAAGGGTTCTCCTGTAAAACCCGAATACATATTCTCCCAACCGTGCCTTTCGTATCCCAATTTTTCCAGCTGGCTGCAGATTTTATCACCAACATCTACACTGTCGCTTGTGAATGGAGTAGCGTCACCGAATGTTCCATCTAATGCACATTTTTTACCCATAACACACTCTAATAATTGATTAATTGTCATTCGGCTTGGAATACAGTGTGAATTTATGATGATATCTGGCACTATGCCATCCTGGGTAAACGGCATATCTTCTTGGTTTAAGAGTAAACCAACTGTACCTTTTTGTGCAGCTCTGGAATTTCCAGACCATACAGGTTTTCCATTTTGTCTGACTAGAAATACACCAGTTCTCACACTAAGACAATATACTTTTCCTTTATAATCAATCCATTCTTCAGATTGACCATTTTGTGTTCTTGTATGCCCGTGATTAATTTCTGGTTCAGTTTTTGTTTTTATAATAGTAATAACCCAATTATCTTGGGTAGATGTAATAATTCTTCCATCTGCCATTACATTACACGTACCAGCTTTTCTTCCTTCTGGAACTCTGCAGTTTGTAGAGTATCCTGCGTGTAAAGCTATTCTACTAATATCCTCGCATAGTTTTTTAGAAGAGGTGTAATAATTTCTAGTATTAGAACGAGTAGTATGACCATCTCCTAATTCTAAAGATTCTAGTAAAAGTCTGCATTGTTCCGAATTTAATTTCCAAACCCAATCAGGTAAAAATTTGTTAACTGCTCGGACACTATACATCTTCATATAGTTTGCGAGTTGTACATTATAAATTACCCATTTACATTTACCTTTTTGGACAATATCCCCATTATTTCTTATAACATCATCTTCTATATCTTCATTTTTAACAATTTTAAATCCCATATTTATAACACTTTTATTAAAAACTTTTTGAACGCGAACCTTATTAGCAGATATAACAACTTTTTCTTCGGTTGCCCATCCTTCTGCAATCCAAATACCAAAAAATTGAAGCCAATCATTCATGTCTACAATTATTTTTTCTCTTACTATTCCACGATTATCTGTATATTCAGGTATCGTAAATGTATCACCTATCCATTCTTCCGGTTCAAAATTTTTAACATTTTTCTTGTATTTTAATCTTCTACCAAAACACTTATCGGCGTTCATAAATTCAAATTCTTCTTTATACTTACTACCAACTCCATATCTTCTTTTGATCCACATTCTATGATTTGGAGTAACTGATAATTCAACTTGTTGAGATTTTAATTCATATAGTTTCCCCTCGTAATCATATTCATGCAATTCTTCTGGGTGTTCGTACTTAACATTATCATTATCTAAAATTGCAACTTTATCTTTAAGAGTAATATCTTCAATAGGTTTCCAACCCTCAGTAGTTAAAACTTCACAAACGCCTTCTCTAAAACAAGCGTGTTTATCGCCTATTTCAGGGATCTTTTGATTCCTAATAACAATCTTAACAATTTTATATCCGGCCTGATTTGTAGTGACTATAACTCTGTCAACATACCCTTCTTCGCCGCTTTTTATAGTATAGCTATTATCAATTATTTCTTCTTCTCCGTTCTTACTCGATTTAGTTAGTATCTTTCCAACTATTACATCGCCCTTTGTTACATATGTCGCCTTACCATTACCCCTTAATTTTACGATACCATTTTCATCTAGCAAGCCGTAATTAAAGTTTCTTTTTCTTTTTTCAATAGGTGGTAAGCAAATTGTTTCAAAATTATAAGCACATTGCTTCTTCTCTTCATCCATCAATGTGCGATAAGATGTAGCGACAAAAAGTCCCCTGTCAACAGCTGACTTATTTAACAGGACACTGTCTTCCTGGTTGAAACCTGTATAACACATGATTGCGACAATAGCATTGATACCACTTGGCATATCACTGAATCCCATCATTTGTGAAGGTTTAGTGCTAACAAGAGGTTTTTGTGGATAATCTAAAACATAAGTAATAGTATCTGTGCGAATTTTATGAGATAATGCATGCACACCAAGAGCTTGTTTTCCCATCGAACTTTGGTACAAGTTTCTTGGTGAATTGTGGACACAAAATGTATCGCCGCATAAGAAACTTTGATTCTTGGAATCAACTGTTATATCTGATATTATATTTTCAGAAGACTCAATTATTGATTTGATAGGCATAAATATGGTAGTACTAGACACCTTTACCATTTCTTTCCATTGATCTGGAGTAATTAAACCTTTTGGTAGTCCGATCGCAGTTCCATTTAATTTTAAAATATTATAAACAGTTTTACAGTCAATATTTAACTCTTTTGCAATCTGTTTTCTACTCATAGAACCAAAACTTTTAATCTTTGAAACAAGTTCTATTCTTTTATTATGTTCACAATCAATATATTTTAAATATTCTACATAAATACAGCTTTCTATCTGTTTATGAACATCATAACGGTAATTAACAGTCTCAAAATATTTTATTAAATTTTTTCTCGTGCAACTAATATAATATGAAACTGACATTCGGTCTTCATAATCTTTAGAAGGCGCATGTTCTACATCGGCTACATCAATACCTAGATCTCTAAAAAGTTTTACCATACCAGACATCATACTAACCATAGAATCGAGAAATTCGTTTTTTATTGTTTTTGAAGTTGTTGATATTTGAATATTAATCTGCTTTTTACTTGATGATTTAATTTTAGAACCGTCTCCGCCTTGAAATCCGGCCAAAAACTCTCTTTTAATCAGTTGCGATCCATTCATAACCCAAAAAGGTATTTTACAAGCTTTTTGAGTAGTCTTTTTACCAACAATTATACCTAAAGCTACTAAAAGGGCAGGAAATACACCTGAATGTTCACATCTATATGTACTTCCAAATCCTTCTTTTTCTGTATATCTACTTGAATGTGTTCTAAATTTTAAAAATTCAACATCTTTTTCGAACAATTCAAAACTATATTCAGAACCAAAATCAGCCGCTAATCTAACATTACCACTGTCATTTATACCCACCCATCCATCAGTAAGCATAAACCCGAATATTCTTGATATAACAGGTAAATATACTGAATTGCTCTTTAAAGGTAAAATATGTGATAATTCATCGATATAAATATCAATTAGACTATCTTTTATCCCACGCTTCAAACAATTATTTTCAAACTGATTTTTATCAAGTATTATATATTCATCAACAATTGTAGATACTGATTTTGGCTCTGCTGATATACCAATCAAACTCTCATCAACTTTTAAATGTTCAAGTCTTTTCCACCCTTCGCTTGTCATAAATCGATGATCAAATGTTGCGATAATTTTTCTTCCGCTATAGGTTGTTATCTCAAACAATTGTTTCTCAGTTGGATGAGTTTCAGTATGAACAACAGTTGTAATACTTTGTTTTTGATTTTCAGGATCAAATGTAATAACCTTATCACCTATTTTAACATCGCAAATCTTTTTAGTTGTTCCATCGTGCATATAAACAGGTTCATCTTTAAAAATACATTGTGAGTGATCAGGAAAGGGTATAATACTTGCCATAACACCGAGCATCATAGCAGGACAAATCTCGGCCAAGTCGCATTTATACTTAGGCAGATCGGTTTCATACATAGCCAAAACTTTATTTTCGATTTCCGAATTATCCAGATACTGAATATAAGCGTTTTCCACAAGTTCCTCCCAATTTGTTGATAGCTCACCCTCTTTCTCGTATATTTTCAATTTACTCTTATCTTCCGTCAAAGTGAATAGAGGCCTGATAAATCGCCCCTCATCAGAGTATATGTTTATCTCATTATCAACATCATTATAAGAAAAAGAAATCTGTTTATTCAACAAACCACTCTTTCTGAAACCCTCCATTTCTTTTATAAATTCATTTTGTTCGGTTTTAACAACACCTAGGAGAATACCATTCAGAAAGATCTTAGTCTTGTTTTGGCAAATCTCTTCGTCTTCCATATCATTGAACGAAACTAAATTCTTACTCATCTCAACGATTTCTCTGACAAGAACAGTTGGAATTCGCTTAGTTACTTTCGTGAGCAGAGCCATGTTCAAAACAATACCAATAGATGCCCCCTCTGGAGTATTGTGTGTTACAGAAAAATCTGAAAGTAAAAATCGCCCGTTACCTTCCAACTGCCACCCTACAAAATCTCCAATATCCTTTTCAAATAATTTAAATTTTGTTATTTCAGGTTCCTTCTTCCACTTATATATATATAAATTATCTTTTATTTCATCTGGAAGCTCTTTGTAGTCAGAAATTGTTATATCGATCACACCATCTTCGTCAACTTTGAGATTACTATCTTTACCAATCGCTTTCAATGTTAGAATATGATTCGAAGTAACAGTATAATTCAAGAACTCATTTTTCTCGGTTTTTACTTCGTACATCAAAGATTGTCCAGAAACTGTTTTTCTTACTTTAGTAGGTTTTCCTTTATCATCTATTAAAATATCTCCAACTACTATATCTTTTGCAAGTTTGACATCACCACCCCATGTTAAAATCGGAGTATTTGGATCAAAACATTCTACGTTGCAAATGTACATCATTTGGCTTGAATGAACCTGGCGAATTTTAGAATTTTTTCCTTCTTTACCAACAGGTATAACAACTCTTCTTAAGTGTGAAAGAGTAGCACCGAATGTCAATCTTGATAAAACTTGAGATACACCGGTTCTTATATAATTATTTTTTTGAACACCCCAATTCCATGATACCAATCTAATTTAGATCCTATTATTTCGAAATAATAACCATACTATAGGATTATTATGCCTCGATAACAGCACTTTCTCAAGTGGGTGTAGACTATATCTTAAGCGATTTTACTCGCCCACATCCATTTAGTCGTTGAACCTTCTCCATATCCACACTGTGGACTTAGGAGCTTGGCTGCGGATTGTCTTTAATCTTTAAATTTTTACTCTCTTAGTGATTAACTAAGACCACTATTCGATTTCTCAAATAGTTTAGTATTAAAGATCTAGCAAGAGTTTCCCGCAATTTGAACGTGTTGCCTGCTATATACAGACTAGCAGTATCTTTTGAATACCACTAAGGCCGATTGTTGACCTGTTGCGCACGAGTGTCTCAGTCCCAATGTAATATGATTAACTCTTGAAATAATACTTAAAACATCAGGACGTTGTTTCTTTTTCTCAAGTTGCATCTGCAAATTCGCGATGTATCTTTTGAAGAGAGTTCTAAAAAGATCATTAAACAATATGCCTGTTGTCTCAACTCTCTTGTTTATGTAATGATCTCTATCATCTTCTTTGCGAATGCCCGCATGTGTACATAATAATTTTTTAACCATATACCCAAGGTAAAACGCTTTTTCTTTGACAGAAGCTGTGATGCCAAGATGTGGTAAGAGCTCGTTTTCAACGACTTGTTTTATATAATCAACAGATTTGTCTTCTTTCAGAGAGTGCATGGCATATTTGCTGATAAATTTCAAGGCATCATCCTGAGTTTTTATAAAATAACAGTCTCGAATCACGTTCTTGATTATCTTTTTAATTTTTGGATGATCATTAATACCAATCAACTTGAAAATGTCATGATCCTCGACTCTTTCGGTGTTTTCAATACCGAATCCCATAGCCTTGAAAACGATACCTATTTGTATTACATCTTTTACATAGGGCAAAGAGAATACAACATTACGACCGTCTGATGCAATCTTTGTCTGAATAAGAACTGAATGCCCTGTCTCTTCGGACATGCTTCGAACTTCACAGACATAATCATATTTATCAACCATTTTTTGTTCCAACACGATGGGTTTGTTATAGACACCGCGCAACTGAGCGATTATTGATCTTTCTTTACCTTTAATAATCAAATATCCACCGTTGTCCCATTCACATTCGCCTGCTTCTATTCTTTGTTTCTTTGTAAAATTCAGAAGGTTGCATTTAATAGATCCAAGCATAATAGGAGTTCTGGCGATTAATATTCTCTTGTGTTCGACAACTTCTGTTTCCTGTCCTTCATATTCAAATATTTCGGTTATATCCACATAAACAGGGCTGTCGTAGTATAAATCTCTGTTCCTTGCCTCTGCTGGAAATAGAGGCCTGCTTTTTCTGTTTTCATCTTGTGTCATAGGATTTGGGATATGAACACTGCCAAATTTCACAGTGTAGCGACCTTTATCCATAGGTAAAACGATATCACTTTCACTCACAGTTCTCCCAATACCATTTTGAATATAGTCATTGAACGAATTTATCTGATGGTCGATAAATTTCGTTTGGTCGAAATGGTTCTTGAGTAATTCCCATTTATATTCTTCCTTCAGTTTTATTTCATCCGATGACATCTTGCTAAAATTTTTCTTAAAAAATAAAGTTTTTTTCAATTTTAAAATCTAGAGACACAAATTATTCCGAATTTAACCACATCTAAACCTAGAATATCGTATGTATCTAGACGATATGAATCAATTATTCTAAGATCATTTTCTCTTAATTTATCATAAACATCTTCGAGATATTCATATTTTCTTAAATAACCGTAAGCAATATTGCTTAAGCAGTTATAAGGATGATAATTATAATTAGTCATTACATCAATTATAAGAATCATTTTTCCGTCTTCCTTTAAATAGTTTTTATATGAATTGGCAATTGTATCATCAAATATTATTATATCATATTTATATTTATCAGAAGGTTCAAAATCTATTTTTAATTCAATACCGCCGAGGTCACCCCTTAGACTTTCTGAGTGACATAGGATCAGGGCGCCTTTTTTAATTTTTGATGATATAAATTCTTCCATTTTATTTATAAAAATTATTTATAAATAAAAATTAAAGTTCAATTTCACTTTGATTGTTGTAATATTCTATCAAAGTCATCACGTACACGTTTCTTTAGGTATTCAATTCTTGTTGCAAATGTCTCATCGGTATCATCTTCTTTTCTATTTGGACAATGAGAATTCAATACATCTTCTAAGCCAGGCCCGCGCACGCCTGCCCAATGAAGTAAAAAATCACCCGGGTGATAGTTAAACCAATAAGAATTCATTATAGTTGGGTACGCGACTCTGATTTTAGACTGAGAATCAAGATGATTATTATCATACAAATGAATAAAACTGCCTTGTTCCCAGTTTCCATATTTCACGTGTACACCTCCACCGGCAGGGTCATAATCTGTATTATTATAAACATCTTTAAGAAATTGTTTAGAGAAATCAGAATTTTTTACAAATAGTACACCGGTGTTAATCATTTTCCAGTCGCTGCCACAAATAATATCTGATTCGTCCACGATTAGATCTTCCAAAAGTATATCATCGTTCATAATAAGAATATCGCTATCAATCCAAACTAGGTAGTCATACGAGTCCAAATATTTTAAAATCAGATTTATTTTGCTCCATGGTATATATTTAGAATCATCATAACAACTATCATCTTCAATAAACTCATAATTATGTTTTTTACAATATTCAAGCTTATTCATTCTTGAGTTCTTAGTCCATCGTTTATAATCGTCTCCAATGCTCATATTACATACTCCAATTTTCATTTTTATTATGTATACAATCTTTTTAAACTATAATAAAAATAAAATATTTCTTTAAATAAATGGACGTCAACAACCCTCAAACATATATAAGTATTATTTCAAGTACGCTACTAATCATTAGTGAAGTATTGCCGTATTTACCATGTCGTTCGAATGGTATTGTACATTCTATAACTGATAATTTAAAACAAAATAAGACTGTGCACGATGAAGAAAATAAGATGGAGTCTACCACCCCATTACATTACGAACACGAAGATCTGAATAGACTAAAGCAGTTAGAAAATGATTTACAAAATGTAATCAAACATTTGAAAGCTAATAAGACTTTAGAGATAAAATTAAATGAGATCATCCACGAACTTAAAAGAATAAATAGGAGCTAATTAATTAAATCAAATTCCATAACTTGATCTGGAATACATATAAAGATTTTATAGTATAGGATGCAATTTTCATAAAGAAAAAAATGATTAATTTGTTTTTATCTATAAATAAAAAAATAAAATAAAATAATAGCAATTACACCTAAAGCGCAAAAAACAATTATTAATGCTATGTTTGATGAAGACGGTAGCTGTTGTATTACACCGGGAAGATCACCAGGTAGAAATGTTATTGCACCTCCAACATAGGTATTCGAGTCTTTATAATAAATAGGTACATCTATGCCTATTTTACTTTGTTCTGGTATGTCATCGCTGAATGCAGTTTTAAAATATCCTTTATCTCCGCTAGTACCCCAAGAATTTCTTATATCCCAATATCTTATAGTTTTTGTAGTATCTCTAGGATCTTGTCCAACACCCCAACCAACTATTACAACTGCATGACCACCATCAATCGTCGATTTAGTTGGATCGTGAATATATATAGAACCTTTAGAAGCTTCATTTGCATACCAATCAAAAAATTCTGTATAAACTGTAAAAGAAGTAACAATGGGTCCATTTGCTAATATTTCTTGTTGTATAGCGAGAATAGTTCCGTCAAATTGGCCAGTATTACCATTCCAAGTATATAGACATTTTGTAGATCCAGGAACAGCTTTATAAACATCCCAATAGTCTGAAGAGTCTCGATCCTGACTACAACAAGTCATACAACATCCTTCTTTTAAGGTACTTAAACATGGAGAAGATTCAGTAGTTTGATCACCAAAAATATAAGGAAAGCATTTCTCAGTTTTAACACCTGTATTTTCAAAAAATTTACCGGCATTAAATACAATTCCTCCGTTTTTACATCCTACAGTATAATCATCTGTCGAAGCACATGTAAGAGTATTTGCTGCGCTTAGTATTGGATTAGGAATTTTGTACTTAATCGCGAATCTATCACTTAGTGCGGATGTACTTGAAACGGCCCAGCAACTTCCACACTCTCCTTGATCTGGAGGTTTCATTATATCATACTGTCCATTTCTCCAAGTAAATGTTTCTGGTATATTTGAAATATTATATTTAGAATTTCTTAATATATTTTTTAAAGGTATTGGAGGAGTTTTAAGTGTACCATCCGCATTATTTGGCGGAAAAAAATCAATACCGGTTCTACCTCTAGTGCTTTTTGGAATAGAAATCTTAATATCTTTGTTTGTAGAATCGCATAAAGGAGGGTTAGGTAAAGGAAAATTTTCTATCTGATTAATCATTTTTATTTAATAAATTAAATAAAAATTAAATAAAATTCCATAATGCCGGAACAATATCTGGATTCCATCCTGGAAGCGCGGTGTGACTTTGTATACATTTATAGTTTTTACCATTATAATTTACAATTTGACCCTGAGAGTAACTTACTCCTACCGTCCAATTTGCCACACCAGGTGTAGGCGTTGGTGTAGGCGTTGGTGCACTTGAACTCCATGCATTTACATTTGGTGGACAAGATAAAATATCAATATTACAAGTGTATTTTACCCCATTATAAATAACAGTTTGACCTTTTTTATAAGGAGTTCCAGCTGTCCAATTTATACTTGGTGTAGGCGTAGGGGTTGGTGTAGGCGTAGGAGTTGGCGTAGGGGTAGGCGTAGGTGTTGGAGTAGGTGTTGGCGCCGGTACAGGAGTTGGCGCCGGAGTTCCTTTAAATACATTATTTGCTGTATTTATAATTTCCATACACGAAGGCGTTCCTGGTTTTTGATATGACCATACAAACAATCCATTAATCTGACTTTTATCACCAAGTACACCATTTGAATATCTCTGCACTTCTGGTAAAGTTATAATATGACCACCCCATGCCTCTGGTGGTACTTCTGCACCAATTAAAATTGGTCCGCTATAATATTTTCTATAAGACTTGAATCCAACTACAGGATCGTAAGCTGGTGAGGCATCATAAGACATTAAATTAATAAAATCAAGTTGATTTCCATTTGATTGTAATCCGGGGATACTCATTCCTGTATGATTGCTTGCAGGTGTAGCATTTGCGAATTCTGCCTGACCATAACACCCAACAGAAAATCCCGCCAAAGATAAAAGACCAGTTGGGTATGCCGCACGCATCTGTTGAATAATTGGTCCCAATTTGTTCGCTTCAGATGCGGCACCGGCTGGCTCCCAATCAATATCTATACCATCCACACCTAAATCATTTGCAAGTGCTGCGACGTTGGAAGGATTAAAAGTTGTAAATGGATAAGTAGCGCCTCCTACTGCAAGCATTACTACAATTCCTCTTTTTTGTAATAATTGAATTGCACCTTTAGCAACTCCGAAATCTGACGAAAAATCAAGACCGGTACCTGACCAATTATTTGCACCACTTCTATAAGAACAACTTGGGTTCACAAAAGATAAGAGAACAATATTAACAGGATCTGGGATCTTTGCCAAATCTAAATTCGCGGGATCAGAAGCCCAGTTTGCACTCCACGTTTGATAATAAACTCCTAAAGGGTATTTACCTTTTAAAAATTTGTTTAACGACATTTTATTTAATACAAGATTTTATTTTTTTAAAAATAATTTTTTAAACTTATTTGTAGTTTAAAAAAAATAAGTAATAGATTTTCTTTGAATTTCAAATTTAAAGTTTTATATTCTTATATTTAATACAAAACTAAAATGATAACTGAAACCCGCCAAGATACACAGTTACCAATTAATTATTCGTATCCTTTTAAATGTGAATTTGATAACAGAATATTAATTTTTATTTATCAAATAAGTTGTAAAGACCAGAATATTAAAGATAATTATATAGGACAAACAGAGTCGTTTGAAAAAAGAAAATACTCTCATGCTAGGAATAGTAAAACTTCGGACTTAAAAATATATCAGACAATAAGAAAACACGGTGGGTGGGACAACTGGGAAATGAAAATCATGAACCATTATTATTGTAAAGATGAATATGAAGCAAGACAGATAGAACAAAAATATATGGATATTTTTAAAGTAACAATGAATAGTGTAAGAGCGTATTCAAAATCATTTATAGATCAAGAATTAGATAGACAATTAGAGTTTGAGATAAATGATTTTTCAGATAGGATATTGGGATGTTACTTGTATGATTATTATTTAGAATTGGATTTTTTGAAAAAGAAAGATAAAAAATCTTTCGAGTGTGAGTATTGCAATAAAGTATTATCAACTAACCAGATCCTGCAATATCATATTGAATCTTGTGTACAAAAAAAAATATTTGAAACTAAATTGCATTACGAAAATATTATTGAAAAAATGAAAACAGAGTTTTTGATAAAAAAAAAAGAATATCAAAATAAAATTGCGGATCTTGAAAGACGCGTTGAATATTTATTACCCGTAACTAAATACATAAATACATAAATTCAGGAGATATGACTAGTATAGGTTCCTCTTTAACTAAAAGTGAAAATGAGAAATAACTATATTTATTTAATATCGATTCTACACAAAGGACATTTTGTCAGTCTTGGGTCTTGAAAGCATCCGGAGCATAGCAGATGAGAGCATTTTGTGAAGACAGTCTTATCTTTCTCGAAGGGTTCCAGGCAAATCGAACAAGTTTTCTTCAAAGCGATTGCCATCTCTATAAACTCATTCTTGAAATGAACAGGCATTTCAGCAGATGGCTCGAGCGGGACTGCAGCGGTGACTGGTGGTTCGGGTACAGACAGTCCAAAAGAGTATGCGGTAAGTATTTCTCTTGCCATAGTCATGTCCATTTGTATACGTGCTTGTCTTGCAAAAACGTCATCGACAGCTTGTCGTGATGATGACTCCCGTCGTATTGACCTTCGTCTCGTTATTGGAGAAGGCTGTGGTCTCAAATGGGGCATTATTCTGTAAACGTATTCATTAGGAACACGAAAACCATCACGTGCTATATATCTATAATCTGCACCTGATCTTAACAAATAATTTGCGATTTCATAGTGATCATTCTTGTAGCTTATTAACAAAGGAGTCATTCCCCTCTCATCGGCAAAGTTAATATTTCCACGTGTCTGCAACAATCTGAGACATCGCATATGACCTTTACTCGCCGCAACAATAAAAGCCGTCTTGCGCTGTCCGTCTCGAAGATTATCAATAATACGGTATTCATCTAACATCATTTCAATGATTCTTGGTTTGTTGAAGAAGGCCGCGACGTGCAAAATAGTTCTTCCAAAATCGAACCTTATATTCACGGGGCTGTGGGTTTGTAAATGAGCCCTTAGCGAGTCGACCTGTCCGTTTTTGACACAATTGTAAATTCTTGAAAGTAGTCTTTGATCCATTCGTGTAGGTAAATTATACCTTTAAAGGTCAGTAAAAAATCAATTTTTTTTAAAAAAAATAAAAAATAAATAATAAATGGGAATTGATCATAGCAAGAATATAAACATTCACGAAACAGTATTTGACGGAATATACATTATAGATATTAAAAAATACCCTGATTATCCGATTGCATACCTACGTTTGATGCATGATAAGAAGAAGGATAAGTACTGTATTCCCCAAACGTGTGATTCGAAAAAAAAGTTTTTTAATCATCGAAAGATAATAGTAGTTGGAATGAGATTGTCAGGGGGTATTCATGAACAATCATTTTATTTAAGCACGGGTAAGAATTCGATCGATACTTTGAAAAATTTTTTACCGATTGATGTAACAAAAATCAAAGATGAAGAGTTTGATTTGTGGTTACCATTTACTGGACTTGGTTATTACGGGAATGATATTAAATCGGAAAATTGGAAAAAAGATTTAGATGAAGAAATAAAATTATTAAAAACTTTTTTCAACTGCACTGAACCTGGTTTAGATTGTAAATACGGCCGGTTCGGCAATCTAGCGCCTAATTTAATGCAAATATCTTATTGTCTTGGGGGTATAGTATGGGCTAGTGTGTCAAAAAATATAAAAGACCACTATTCATTGGAAGATCTTCCTACTCTTCAAGATTATATGTCGGACATTCCTTGTACATATATTTCAACAGATGATAATATAAACTGCTCAATAAAAATAAATAAATATATTGGTAATGCTTGTGTTTTGAACTATGCACCAGAATTATTAAAACAGAAAAATAAAATACTTTCAAAAAAATTCTTATTTACGGGTATTGATTTTGATATAAACAAGCTTGAGTTCAATTGGAATATAGTTTACAAACTTGTTGAAAAAGGAAAGATGGATTTTATAGTATCGAATACAAAAGAAACCAAAAAATATAATACTGACCTTCCCGACGAATATAGATTTTTTGTGAACTTATGGAATGTATACGTACTTGCAATACTCAATTTGAATAAGGAAAATCAAGGATACGTTGAAAAAGAAATTGTAACACTCATAATTTCAGATCAAGCGAAAAAAGATTTTGTAAACTCGATGATTGAAAAAATTAGAAAAACTGAAGTTAAATCAGTTTCTTTTGTTTTGGATACAAAACCCGCACCCGGTTCAAAAAAAAATCCACATAAAAGAAAAGAAGACGCTGAGCTAAGTGAATATTATACTCTTGGAAAAAGAGTTTGTCAAAGACATAAATAGGCTCGAAATTTTTATTTTTTTATTTTATTTTCTTGAATAAAATAAATGGATTGTGGAGTTTGTCTTGAAGACGAAGTTCTTAAAAAAGATGTAGTTTTTTTCCGTTGTTCTCATAATATCTGCAAAAAGTGTTATGATATGTTACAAAAAAGAATATGTCCTTTCTGTAGAAGAAAGATTAGAATTTCGTCTGAAAAGCAAACACCTGAATGTAAAGAAATTAAAGAAAACGATGAGGAGGAGGAAGAAGAATTTTATAATTATATATACGCGGATGATTTTGTTATCCCAAGAATAAGAGCTGATCACCAGGCATACCGTCGACAGAAAAAAGAAAATAAAAAGAAGAAATTAGAAGCACTTATTGAAGATTGCAATAGATATTTTAGAGGAATACCAAGTTTAAAAAAGAAAAGAAATAAGAAAATGAGATTATTTTTTATTTAAAATAAAAAAAATATTTTCAATAATAAAAAATGTTAACTTCTGAATCTCAAAAATGGGCATGTGCAATTGTATGCGGTCTTATTTTTTTACTAATTTCCGCGCCTTTTACTTATAATGCAACAGATTTTGTAACAAGTAAGATTGGATTTGATACTGTAGATGATAATGGTAAACCAACCATCCCAGGATTAATACTTCATGCTATTGTATTTATTCTCCTTGCAAGACTTTCTATGTTCATTCCGTATGATAAGTTCATATAAATTATTTTTTTAAAAAAAAAAATAATTTTAATAAATGAGTTGCCCATGCGATAACCCACCTCCTTGTAAAAACAATTGTCAATCAAGTTCTAATATAAGACTTTGTATTCAAAATTTTTCTCCACAAGCCAAACAAATGTTGAAAGATAAAAAAATGAGAGCTACATTTCTATCTGGATTTTTCTGGCCAAATAGCAAAAAAGAGATTAGAGTATTTTTTATGAAAGATGCTTCAGTACCATATATAGCAAGAAGCTATTATTCTGGATTACCAACATGGGTAGATGAAAACGGAAAACCAATAAAAATTGATCCTATACAAACACAAATAGATAAAGAATTACCAGTCGTGAATCTTCCCATAAATGGAGTTTTGATATCAGTTATAACTGTTGATAAGGCTATCGAGTATATAAAAAAAATATTAGAAGAAAGGTATAATAAGTTCTTGGGAATTAAATTTGTTTTTGTTGATAATATTTTAAATTCTGATGTAAGAGTATCTTTTAACAATAATGAAACTTCAGAATCAGCGATTGGAAATGAAAGTGAAGTTTTGATTGGAATGAGATCATTAACTCTAGGATGGTTTGAAGTTGGTACTATACTACACGAATTTGGACATTCACTTGGACTTCTTCACGAACACGAAGTTTTAGATTTTGCAAAAAAATTTGATCCTGGATGTATATGCGATTCTTTATCAAAACCTCCAGATAGCTGGAGTCCCTCAAAAATATGTTCAAATGTATTTGATGATTATTCATCTAATGTCACACTAGGATCGCAATTTGATCCAGATTCTATTATGCTTTATGGGTTTCCTAAATCCTTTACAACTGATTGCACAGGAACATCTCCCAATCAGCGTTTATCCGGTCTTGATGTGCTTTCATTAGCTAAGTATTATCCTGGCGGAGATATGACACCTCAACAATTTTATCAATATGCGTATGGCGAAGATATTAAAGATACTTATATTGAATCAGGTAAAGGTGTGCGTTCATCTATAAATTTTGTTCAGATAGCAGTTGCAATTGCGATAATTTTCTTTTTATTGACTGCATATGAAACAATTTATGATTATTTGGCAAAATAAATTTACACATTCTTCAAAATAAGATCTATCAATTGTTTTTTATTCAGCTTTGCGTAGCCTTTAAACCCTGCCTGTTTAAGTAACATTTTTAAATGAGAAGCAGGTTCTTTATTTAAGAAACTCTTATATTTTTGATTATTAGTCATTTATTATTTAAAAAATATTTTTATTATGCAAAATAAAATTATTATTTTTAAGAAAATCGTTTTCTTTTTGAGTGTACAATAGTCTCTCATTTTGAATTCTATAAGCCACCGTGAGTTCTTTTAAATCATTTTCCAAAAGTTTTTTTTCGTGCATAGCATCTATGTACATATCTTCAAAATTATGAGAACTTTTGAAATGTTTTGAGCCACCACTTTCGTGTTCAAATTCCAATTTTCGTTTTCTGTTCTCAATCTTTATTTTTTTATTTGGGAAAAAGGATTGTTCATCTTCAAGATGTCTTTTCATTTTTAATAATTTAAAAAATGTTTTTAGATAAGGATTCTTAAAAAAAATTTAAAAAAATAAAAAAAATAAATCTTTTATCTAATAAAAAATGGCAACTTCTGAATCACAAAAATGGGCATGTATACTAGTAGCTGGATTAATTTTCCTGCTAGTATCTGCACCTTTTACTTACTACGCTACCAATTTTGTCGGTACTAAAATTAATGAGAATCTCAATACCGAGGACGCCGGGGGAAAACCAACTCTCGGTGGTTTGATCCTTCACCTTATTGTATTCATGCTTCTATTGCGCCTTTCCATGTTTATCCCATATGAAAAGTTCGCATAATTCTTTTTTTTTAAACTCCAATAAGTTTAAAAAAATTAACATTTTTCCAAGTCAATTTGGCATTGATTATATTCCCGTAAATAATTATCTCTAGCTGCTACAGCTTCTCGATAGAAAACTTGTACATCGCTTAACTGTGTATTAGTATCATCTAATGTTGCCTTTGTAGTTGTCAAATTGGTATTGCAATTATCATATTGCGCGACCGAATCTTGTAACTTACCTTCAGAAATTCCCAAATCGGCTGTACATTTATCATAATTACTTTGAGATGTGTTAAATTGGGTAGTCTTAGCATCAAGGTCAAGAGTACATTGATTAGATTTTTCTATATATTTTTGCATTTCGACCTCATACTCATCTCTAGTTTTTCGAGTTTCATTATACAGAAAGGTTAGATCCGTTATTTGGTCACCGTAATCAGCGTAGTTTACCTCACAAATACTTAAGTCATTTTTAGATTTTGTTAAATCAGAATCGCATTTATCTTTTGCTATAGTAGCCTCTGAAAGATTGGTATTACATAGGGTAGTTTCGTCCTGAGATGTTTTTAACGCGTCCTGAGATGTTTTTAACGCGTCCTGAGATGTTTTTAAAGAATTTTGAATTTGTACCAGATTGGTATTACATAGGGTAGTTTCGGCCTGAGATGTTTTTAACGCGTCCTGAGATGTTTTTAAAGAATTTTGAGTTTGTGCCAGATTGGTATTACATAGGGTAGTTTCGTCCTGAGATGTTTTTAACGCGTCCTGAGATGTTTTTAAAGAATTTTGAGTTTGTACCAGATTGGTATTACATAGGGTAGTTTCGGCCTGAGATGATTTTAATGCGTCTTGAGTTGGTTTTAGCGCGTCTTGAGCTAATTTTAACGCATCCTGAGATGATTTTAAGCCTTCTCGCAAAGAGGTATCATAATTTTTTTTTATTGTCGCCAAGTCAGACGTATACTTATTTTGTAAAATTGATTTCTGGGTATTGCATTGACTATTCGCAGTATTAACCAATTTTTTACACAAAATATTTAAAATTGGTCCAGATTGCTGTATAAGCGAACTGTTTTGCTTAGAATTATAAAATCCAATTAACCCGATTAAGCCAAATAAGCATACACATATTAAAATGATAAAATATTTTTTATTAAACTTGCCCATTTATTTAAAAAATAAAAATAAAAATTATTTATTTATACATACTTAAAATTTGAGATTTAAGAGGTTCTTGGGATACACACCATTCAACATAACTAGAATATAAATTATTTTGCGATAATGTTAAACCAACAACAGCGGTATCTAAAAATGGGAAACTTGCCCATTTAGACTTACTTAAAGGAAAAATCGCCGGTAATGCACCTGCTCCCATCGCCGGTCTAGCTGTATAATTTTTTAATAAATCGTTTTTCAATTCAGAATTTTGTACAGCGTTATAAAAGTTTGCAGATTTATCAATAACAATAACTAATAAATCAAGTTCATAAGATTTTTCAATACCATGTAAAGGATTAGGTTGTACTTTTAATTTCTTTCTTGCGAAAGGTAGATGACCTTTTTGAAAATTAGTTTTTAATTGGTTAACGAAATCAGGATAATCAGCTTGGTCAAAAATTTTATTTAAGTTTCGTCCTCCCTGAGCAGTATCTGGTAGACATTCTGGTTCTTTATTTGCCCCGAAGAAAAAAGGATATACAAAATTTGGAGTTGACGCAGTATTACTTTTAAGAGGTCCACATGGACCATATAAAAATTTTTCATTATCGCCTCCGTCAAATAAAGATTCAGCAACACTATATACAGATATAATTCTTTTAACACCTCGTGATACCATTGCAAGAATACCACTGTTATCCGTCATACCTGAATCATATACATTAACTATATCAGTTTGAACAATATTTGTACTCATATCGATATCATTGTTTTGTAAACATTTACATTTAAGTGTTTTTATGTCGTATCTGCAATTTAAATCGGATTTATTTTTGTCATTATTGACGCATGTACCAGTCTTAAAATCAAATGTACAATCATTATTATTTGTGCATTGGGGGCTAGATTTTGAATAACATCTTAAACCGACATTTGTACATGTTTGACTGTTATACGGTTCATCGGCATAACAATTGCCCCATGAGTAATGACAATTATCATCACTATTTGTATTTTCCATCATTGAATTTGTTTTCCATATTCCAAAATTTAAAGAATTCCTTGAAAGACCGGTTATCTTTAACATATTTTGTATATCGAACCATGGAGCTTGAAAAAATCCAGATGATGCCCCGCACATATCTTTAAGAGAAAAAATTCTATTTTTCTTTTTAATATTTATATTATACCCTTGATTTTTGCAATTTAAAGTTTCACTATATTTCAAAGTACCGTCCATGGGAGTATCTTGGTTAAAAGCAAATGTTTCGATCGCGTAACCACCTATTTCAGATCCGTCCATTAATTGAAAAGTATGAGTTAACCCTGAATATAAAGGTGTATAAGTCAATAATATAAAAATTGGGTAATTTATGGGTAGGCTACCTTCTTTAACTCTAATAGTATAATTATAATTCATAGTTGAGTTACATAACCAAAAAGGATCGTCGGTATCGGTAGTTAGTATAGAATCTCCAAACTGATTACCGTTAGATTTATTGATTTCATTAGCATGAGTTTTATTTACGGCTATGGGTACATCATCGTTTATTCTGTAAAAACTTAAAAATATTTCACCTATTACTAATGCCCACCATTCCCATTTCCATTGCAATAAACTTTTATCTACATTAAAGGCTAAAAATTTGAAGAATATTTTGTTAATAGTCTCCACATTATTAATGGCGTTCATTCTTTGAGGATAATATTCGGGATAGTTATTTGTGTTTTTTAGATTATCAAAATTCATATTTTGAGGCAAAATACTGTTACCTATAATTGTATTACGTGGGAATCCTTTATTTTTTGCAAACAAATAAACTGGAATGTACCAAGAAGAACCAGATGAAGTCGATACATATGAACATTTTTTAAACAGTTTATTTTTTTCTAAAAATCGTGTAAACCCTAAAGCAGCGATCGCACCCCTAGAACCTCCTCCAGCTAATGCAAGTCCAACTTTTTTTGGATCATTACACTGTTGTAAATAACATTTTTCAGGGTATAATTTTACTTTTCCAGATGTATAAGTATCTTGAATAGTTGATATAGTATATTTATTTTCGGTATAATCTTTTATGGCTGTTTGCCATACTCTTGCTTGAAGTAAATTTACGGACTCGTCATAAGAAAGAGGACTTATACCTGAATATTGTTTTTGAACAGGTGCTTGAATGTTAAGAAGTGGTTGAATGTTATAATTTTGAAGTTGAGAATAAGTATCTCTTTTCCAAAAAATAAGATATAGTACGACAACGAGAGCGGCCAAGGCCAATACCGCAACCCCTGCCCAAATATAATTTATAGCTTTCGACATTTATATTATAAAAAAAAATATTTTATAAAAAAATTGATTTTAAAAAAATATTTTAAAATAAAAACCACACGATGGAAGAAGAAATCATTTATGAAGGTTCACGAGGAAAAGATTTCAAAGATATGATTTTTGAAATTTTGAAAAAGAGCAACCTTAAAGACAAATACATGGAACCTCTATTGACTGAGGAAAGCATGGCCTTGTTTAGCAAGGTTTTTACATCTCCGACCGCCAACCCAGTCGACAATTATGAGTTATTCGAGATAATGGGTGATGTTACGGCCAATAAGTTTATTGTTTTGTACATGTTAAAGAGATTCCCCAAGCTCTTTTCTAATGAAGCGGTACAGATTGTAGCTCGTTTGAAGATTGTCTATGGTTCAAAACAAACTTTTTTTGGAATAGCAGAGCGTTTGGGATTCTGGCCTTACATAACTGCTGCCCAAAGCGAAAGAGATAACAGAAAAAAATCTTTACTTGAGGATTCATTCGAGGCATTTTTAGGTTGTGTTGAGTTTATTCTAGACAGGGCAATGATAAATGGAGTTGGATACACAATTTGCTATAATATTTTGGAAAGTATCTTCAATGATATGTCAATTTCTTTGAAGTACGAGGATCTATACGATGCAAAGACAAGATTAAAGGAGATCTACGACATGGCTATCTACAAACCACTTGGTACAATAGAATATAAGGAAACGAAGACTGAAGGTATTAATACATCAGAGGTGTTTCAGGTAAGTAATGTTGGTGGTAGGAAAAATTATACACTTATTGGAAGAGGAAGCGCAGCTTTAAAACAAAATGCGCAACAGAGCGCTGCCATAAATGCACTTGTGAACTTAAAAAGAAAAGGAATTTATAAACTGGTGCCTAAGATATTTGAAGATTTAAATTTATAATTTTATTTATTAAATTAATAAATAAATGAATCGTTGGAAGAAAATTTTAAATGATAATCTTGATAAACAAACTGTTTTCTTACGGTCAGGTAACGATGTTAAGTATTTAATAAACGGTGAAGATATTTTTAAAGCAATGGTTGATGCAATAAGAACGGCAACTAAAAAAGGTCATTATATTTATTTACTGGGTTGGATATTGGTTGATGATTTCCCGATGATCACCGGACAAGCAGACACAACTTTCAAAAATCTGATTACTGAAGCATCTAATAAAAATGTTCAGGTACGAGCAATGTTATGGGATAGCGCCGGAACTATAAACACATTTCAAGTTGTCTATATTAATTTTTTAAAAAACGGAGGAGCTATTTTAGATAATGCGACGCTTAATTTCGGGTGTCACCATCAAAAAGTTTTAATAGTTAAGGGAGATGAAGGCTTGATAACTTTTTGCGGAGGAGCAGATATTAATAGTGATCGCACTGGAGCTGTTGATTTGGCTGGATCGCCATTGCGTGATGTTCACTGTCAGATTAAAGGGCCATCGGCATATGATTTACTGACAACTTTCATAAAAAGGTGGGAACATAATAATTACAGCAAACTAGTAGACAGTTTAAAAGAACCATTATTAGGAAAAATTCAAAAAATACCAGCCCCTTATGATAACCCTAATACTTGTTCAGTATGTATCGCCAGAACTTTTAACCCGGTTAGCAATCTTGATGTTTTTAAAAAAGAAAGAGATATTAAGAAACTTTTAATTGCTGCCATTCGTAATGCAAAAAACAATATTTATATCGAAGAACAATACTTATTTGAACAAGTAGCCGCTGACGAACTAAGAAAAATCATACCGCGTATAAAAAATTTAACTATATTAATAGCAGGGCAGGTTGATACTATGTTTCCATGTTCTGCGACATTTCGTAAACAATTTATCAGCACACTGACACAAGGTTTAAGTTTTTTAGATAAAAGAAAAATCAATATTTTTATGCTGGTTACTCCGAATTCCAATTTTTTTACACAATTTGGTCCCGGTACATATGTACATTCTAAATGTGTAATAATAGATGATGAGTTAGCTGTTATTGGTGGTGCTAATATCAATAGTAGGGGGTGGGATTACGATAGCGAAGTAGCTGCTTTTATTTTTAATGATAAACCAGTAAAAGAAACCTTCGCTAAGCAATTACGTAAACGCTTATGGGCAAATCATCTAAATAGTGTTCCAGAATTTTTTAATAATCCAGTTACATCTTCTAAAATATGGCTTGAATCAGCACGTAATAACAACAGTAAAGTAAGATTATATAAAACTGATCTTGCACCATTTGATATTGCATGTCTCAAAGGGGTCGACAAATATATTATAGATCCGCCGTCAGGTTAAAATAAAATGGCGCGTGCTTAAAAAAATTAATCATTTTTTTCTTTCTATAAATAAAAAAATGAAGTTAAAAGAAAATTGCATTTTTGTATCAGTCGCATCATATAGAGATAAAGCTTGTAATGATACTGTAAAATCTTTATTCGAAAATGCAGATAATCCAGAAAATGTGTTCGTTGGGATATGCCAACAGAATAATGAAGAAGAGGATGATGATTGTAAAACAGGTTATGAGAATAATCCAAATGTAAAAATAATAAGAATACCGCATTATGAAGCGAAAGGACCCACATATGCAAGATGGTTATGTGCAACTTTGGTTGACGGCGAAGAATATTTTTTGCAAGTTGATAGCCACACCAAATTTGTGAAAGGTTGGGATACAAAATGTATAAATATGATTAAGGATTTAAAGGCAATGGGAGTTGAAAAACCAGTTATATCTCATTATCCTCGAGAATACAAGGATTATGAAAAAATGAAAGATAAAGACAAAACTGTTGTGCCTAGAATATGCAGGTCTTTTTTTAATAATAGAGATATGATATCTTATTTTGGCCCCGAAATAATGGATAGCAATGATGAATATTACAAAGTTCCTTTTATAACTGGTGGAATGTTTTTTGCAGATTCAAAATTTTTAAGAGATGTCCCGTACGATCCTAATCTTCCTTACCTATTTGTCGGGGAAGAAATATTACATAGTGCGCGTTTTTTTACATGCGGTTGGGATGTTTACAATCCAAAAGAAAATGTTATATTTCATAAATATACAAGGAAAGGTGAGATTAAAGTTTGGGATGATAATAAAAATTTTAAAGATAATGAGGCGCTTGATAAAGTTAAATATTTGATAAAGATTGTCGACGATGATTCAAAAGTAACACCTGCTATGAAAATAAATATTGAGAAATATGGTTTGGGGACAGAACGTACTTTAAAAGAATTTTATGATTTTGCAGGGATAGATGTCGCCGAAAAGAAAGTAACTAAAAATTTTTGCAGAAAAGATAATGTTGCAACGGCTGAAGATATTGAAAAAAGTTATGAAAAAAGAAAGCCTCTCATAGTTGAAAAATTCACATTTCCAGGAAATAATGATAGTGTTTCTTCGAATATTATATTTTATGGAATTGGTGCAATATTACTTATTTCAATTATATGTATATTTATATTTTTGAAAGATCGAAAATAATATTATTTAAAAAAGAACAAGTTTAGATAAAATGAACATTGATACTGTATTTGGAGCGATTGCTTATAAAGTGAAAACTGATGAACACTTTAAAAATTTATTTAAACAAGAGGGTGATCTAGGACCTAAGGGTGATAAGGGTGATAAGGGTGATAAAGGCGATAAGGGTGATAAGGGTGATAAAGGAGACAAAGGCGATAAGGGAGATAAAGGCGATAAGGGTGATAAGGGTGAGGTGGGTCCTAAGGGTGATGTAGGTGAGGTGGGTCCTAAGGGTGATGTAGGTGAGGTGGGTCCTAAGGGAGATGTAGGTCCTAAGGGTGATTCATCAACCGATATTACCGTATTTAAAAACAATAAGACCCAAGAAATTATTGATGAGAATTCAACTATCATCGAAAACTGGGAGAAAGCTTATAATTTAGATACGGAAAACGCTTTCGACACCGATGGTTCTTTACTAAAAATAAATAAGTCTGGTGTATATTCAATTAACGGATTCATCAATTTGCGACTGGAAACTACTTCAAAACAACAAATATTTTTCCATTTTCTCACGGACACGGATAAAACTTGTGAAACGGTGAATTTTAATATTGTTCAAAACTCTAACGGACAAGATATAAGAGTTGATATTCAGGGTATTTTAATTGTTGATAATACATTGAATTTTAAGTTTGGTACGAAGAACGCAAAAGGATCAATTGAAAAAACAAATATTTTAATTCATAGACTTAGATAAATTTTTAAACTATTGTACTTTAAAAATCAACTTGTCATTGCCGATAACTCATTACAGAAGCGACTATTCATATGCATATCAGCTATCTCGTCTTGTATCTTTATCGTATTCTCTTTCAGAAATATCATTTTATCTTTGGTTGTTAGAAATTCATTCCGTTTTTCGTCTTCTTCCTTTTTATAATTATTAATCTCATCATTGAAAAAATCATAAAGTGTATTCGTTTGTTCCTTAAGTGCAGGTTGAATAAGTTCTATTAACTTCAATGCTTTTGGGTCTTTCACTATATTACCATTTTTGTCTTGATATTTGAAAATCTGCCGGGATGTGTCGAAACATCTGTATACAAGAGTGCCATCTTCAAGAGTAATGATTTTATCTTTAACGAATTTGGCGAGACCGTGAACGCCTTCGAGGATGTGCACGTCATTGAAATTGCCAGTGATAATATTTGAAACATATTCATTTGTAAGATCGAAAGGAACTAAGTTTATTTTTGTGTTATTGGTAGTTGTGTTATTGTTAGTAGTTGTGGGTTTTTCAATTGCTTTAGTACCCATTCTTTCAATTGTTTTCTGTAATTCTGAAATTTGTGCTTCCTGTTTTTGAAGTTGTTCTTTGTATGCGCTTAATAATATTTCTTTTTTAATTAATTCTTCTTTTAATAATTTATTTTCTTTATTCTTTTCAATACTTATATTTTTACAACAAGGTATATTTTGATTTAAATGGTGTTTAAAGTTGAATACCTTATTGCAAAAAGAGCATTCAAATACCTTAGTACTCGCTTCAATTTTTATTTTACCTTGAATTTTTAAACAATATTTTGTGGTTGTCTGATGAATAGATAACGTAGATTTGTTAGATAATTTTTTCTTACAGAATTCACACTCCATTTTTAATATATAACAATATAT